GAATGATAAAACAGGACAAAGGATAGCAACATCTGTTGATGGTGCATTAACAGGAGAAGGTGGAGATATAATTGTTATAGATGACCCTCACAATGTCAGAGAAGCAGAATCTAGCACAGTAAGAGAAGGTGTGTTAGAATGGTGGGATCAAGCTATGCAAACCAGATTGAATGACCCAAAAACTGGTGCATTTGTACTTATAATGCAAAGAGTACATGAAAATGATTTAACTGGTCATATATTAGGGAATGAAAGAAATGCTTGGGATCATCTTTGCCTTCCTGCACGATATGAAAAAAAACACCCAACACCCACCAGATCATCACTTGGCTTTAAAGACCCAAGACGAGAAGAAGGAGAATTGTTGTGGGAAGCAAGGTTGGATCAAGAAACTCTTACAAATCTTGAAAAGAGTTTAGGCACATATGCTAGTGCTGGTCAGCTACAACAAAGACCTATGCCTAAAGGAGGTGCTATTCTAAAAGCTGAATGGTGGGTAGAATGGGATAATGATAAGTTACCAGATATAGAATACATTGTACAAAGTTATGATACTGCATTTAGTACAAAAGAAAATAGCAGTTATAGTGCAAGAACAACATGGGGTATCTTTAAACAAAATGGTCAAGTCAATGCTATTGTAATAGAAATGTGGTATGATAGAGTTACATATCCAGAGTTAAGAAAATTAGCACAAGAAAGTTTTAATGATTGGGAACCAGATGCTGTGCTGATAGAAAAGAAAGCAAGTGGTCAAAGTTTGTTGCAAGATTTGAGGATGGCAGGTGTTCCTGTTTTAGCTTACAATCCAGATAGAGATAAAATTGCAAGAGCCCATGCTTGTAGTGCATTGTTAGAAGATGGAAGAATCTTCTTCCCAAAGGGTAAAAAATGGTGTAAAAATTTAATAGATATATGTGCAGCATTTCCAGCTGGTGATAATGATGATATAGTAGATACTTGTACACAGGCATGGTTAAGACTAAGAAAAGGTTGGTTTATAACTCACTCAACAGATTATGATGAAGATGACCAAACACAAGAAAAGAGGATAACATTCTATGGCTAGACAACCAAAAGTAATCCCATTTGCTGAAACAATGCCCTCTGATGATTTCCAAGTAGAACAAATAAATGATGATGAAGTATTAGTTGGTGATCCAGCTTTAGACATTGTAGAAAAAACAGAAACATTATTTGATGAAAATTTAGCAGATAATATTGATGCTAATGAACTTAACAGGTCAGCGACATCATTAATATCTAGTTATGAAAGTGATAAAGAAGCCAGATCAGAATGGGAGTTTAGATATAAACAAGGTTTAGAAACTCTTGATACTAATGGTGGTCAAGATGAAGAAGAAAACCAAAGAGCAACAAGAGGACTAAGTACAGTAGTACACCCAATGATTGCAGAAGCAGCAACACAATTCAATGCAAGAGCAATAGCTGAATTATATCCATCAGGAGGTCCTGTAAAAACTATTATTATAGGTGAACCAGATGAGGAGATAGAAGAACAGGCAAGACGAGTAAAAGATTTTATGAATTATCAAATTACTCAAGAAATGCCAGAATATTTTCCTGACTTAGATCAAATGTTATTTCAACTACCACTTATTGGACATACATTTAAAAAGGTTTGGTGGGATGCAAACTTAGAAAGACAATGTAGTGAGTTTGTAAAAGCAGAAGATTTTGTAGTTAGTCCTGATGCTAAAGACCTTTACACAGCATCTAGATATACTCATGTTATTAGAATGCCTAAAAATGAGTTCAATAAATATGTTGAAGCAGGGCATTATCTACCTAGTAAATATTCTTCTGAAGACATTGACCCATCAGGAGATATAGGAAGTGCTATAGAGGGTGTTGATCCTTATGGAGATTCAAGTGATCAAATAATGACGTTGTTAGAAGTGCATTCTTATGAAATGTTTGATGGCATAGATGGTATAGAAGATAATACTGATGATGATGCAGTTGCTTTACCATATGTAATTACAATAGATTATGATGCTGAAAAAATTGTATCTATTCGTAGAAACTGGGAAGAACAAGATGAGAAGAAAAAACGTAGAGATTGGTTTGTAAGCTATAAGTTTTTACCTAGTACAGGTTTCTATGGATTTGGTCTTTACCACATGATAGGTGGGCTTGGAAAAGCAGCAACAGGCAGTTTAAGAGCATTATTAGATTCAGCAGCATTTGCTAATATGCAAGGTGGATTTAAATTAAAAGGCAGAGTCACTGGTGGAGAAATGCAAATAAATCCGGGGGAGTTTGCAGACCTTGATGCTACAGTTGATGATGTGAACAAAGCCATAATGCCTTTACCATTCAAAGAACCAAGTGGCACATTATTTAATTTGATGAATGCCATAACTGATGCTGGTAAAAGATTTGCAAGTACAGCTGATCTAAATGTTGGAGATGTAAATCCAAATGCTCCTGTAGGTTCAACAGTTGCACTTATTGAGCAAGGTTCTAAAGCATTTAGTGCAATACATAAAAGATTACATTATTCTCAAGGACAAGAATTTAAATTATTAGCAAAATTAAATGCAATATATTTACCTGACCAAGTAAAATTTTCTGCAAGTAATTCTAACTCTATTATTTATGCAAGTGACTTTGATGACAGAGTAGATGTTATTCCAGTTAGTGACCCTAACATATTTAGCACAGCACAAAGGATTGCCCAAGGACAAGCTATTCTACAAATGGCATCAGCTAATCCACAGCTTTATGATATGTATGAAGCTAACAAAAGAATGCTTGAAGCTGTAAGAATAAATAATATTGATGAAATACTTAAAAAACCACAAGAGGCATCTAGGCTTGATCCAATAGATGAAAATATGTCTGTTATGTATGGTAAGCCTATAAGAGCTTTTCCAGAACAAGACCATGAGAGTCATATAGCAGTTCATATGCAATTTATACAAGACCCATCATTAGGTGGAAATCCGGGTGCAAAAGCATTAATACCAATATTAATTGCACATATAGCAGAACATATTGCCTTATTGTATCGTCAGAAAATGCAGTCAAGTATTAATATGACATTACCAAACATACCTGATCTTAGAAATCCTAAGTTTAAATTTGATGACATTGATCCACAACTAGACATGATTATAAGTCAAAGAGCAGCACAAGTTGTAGCACAAGCACCACAAATGGAAGCCATCAAACCATTAATGGCAGCAATGCAAGGACAACAACAACAAAACCCACTACAATATGCCCAACAACTAGCACAGCTTGAGGCAGATGCACTCAAAGCAAGGACAGAGGCACAAATACAGTCAGACATGGCAAAAGCTAAGCAAAACATGGATATTAAACAAGCTGAAGCTAAACAAGACCTAGATATAGAGCAACAAAAATTACAAGCTGATTTACAAGCTAAAATTCAAAAGCTAGAATTAGAATTGCAAATGGAAAGAGAAAAAAATAATTTAAAATTACAACAGGAGATGTTAAAAGATGGCTAGAATGGATATGAATAATCCAGCTGAAATTGCAGGACCAATAAGTGATAAAGAATTAGAACTTATGGAGGCAGGGGTTGATGGTGTAAATCCAACTATGCCTGTAAGAGGTGATGAAGGTGCTATGCCTATGATGTCTGATGAAGAAAAAAAGATATACATGGATTTATTAAATAGAGGCATACCAGATGATATGATCATTGAAATTATGGCAACTGCAAAATTAGGAGATGCAATAGGTGGGGCAACAACACCAGCTCCAGCAGTGAACCCATCAGAGTTTGGTGGATTGCCAATGTCAGGCTCCTCCCCAGCTAGTGGTAATCCATCAATACCAACAGTAGGTGGATCAGGTGCAGCAGGTGGTGCTATGACTAATCAAGATATGGCAATGTACCTACAAAACAAAGTCAATGAAATAAGAGATAGAACAGGTGGAAACACAGGTATGGGAGCATTAGGTGGAGTTGCAAAACCACCAATGCCAATGCCTAGACCTTTTGATGTAAGTGGTATGTCAACACCACAAAAAGAAATGGTAAGAAAAGGAGTTGATCCTTTTGCTGAAGGTATGATGGGAAGAAGGTAATGGCAACTAATCAAAGTTTTGGTGGTTTAGGTGGTCTTACTGATGATGAAAGATCAACATTAAACACAGAAGTAATGGGATTAAATACAAATCAGGCATTTGGTTTAGACACAGCAGGTAAAATATCATTGGGAGCAATAGGCAAAAATGCTTTATCTCCAGCTTTAAGTAATGTAATGAGTTTTACATCTTTAGGTAAGGGTTTAATGAATGCAAATCCAGATATGTTAGCATCTAAGGCAATGGGCAAAGATTATGGTTTTATGGGTGGAGTAAAATCTGTAACAGGTTTTGGTAGACCATCACAATCATTAGCAGACATGATGGACACAGATAAAAGTGGTAGTGTAAGTCAATCTGAACTAGATAGTGCATATGGCATAGGTATGACAGGAAGTGGTTATGGTGCAGGTGTAGATAGAAGTAATCCATCTTCAATGACAGGCATTGATGTTACCACAGGCAAAGATGTTGACCAGTTTGGTTTTTCAACTAATCCTTATTCATATTCTGATATGGATGCAAGAGGCATATCACAAGATACACAAACAGGAATAGGTAGAGGTGTTGATACTGTAGGTTTAGGTGGAGCAAAAGGTGCTGGATATACTGGTAGTAAGGGTGGTGTGTTTGGTTTTGGTAAAGCTGAAGGAGTAGACATAAGTGATCCAGAATCAACTGGCTCAACTGGTGTTGGAGTAAGTAATGTTGATGCAATGGGTAATACTGCAACAACAGGAGGTATAAGTTTTTCTGATGATGCACAAGCATCTGGTACAGGAGATGATGGTGGGACATACATATGTACTGCCCTTTATCAAATGGGAGATATGAAAAAATATATCTACAAATATGATCAGGTATATGGCAAGAGAGTTGATGAAGCTACATATCGTGGTTATGTTTTATGGGGCAAACCATTAGCAAAGCAAATAATGAAAAAAGGCATGGTTTATAAAATTGTAAAACCTATGGCATTAGCTTGGGCAAGACAAATGGCATTTGATTTATCAAAAGGTAAACATGGCACAAATAACAAAACAATAAAAATAATTAAAACCATTGGTGAAGGGATTTGCTATGCCCTTGGTCAAATATTTAGAAGGAGACAAATATGGCAGAAGTCAATGTAGAGAATATGGAAGATAATGCAGCATTATTCCAAGAAAAAATGGGTTTTGCACATAATGAAGCTGGGTTAGATTTATCTGATGATCAGTTAGTTAACTTTCTTTTACTTTGCCATCAAGAAATGATGTTACCTGAAGAAGAAGAAATGTCTGAAGAAGATGACATGGAAGGTGATGTTAAAGTCAAAGTTATGAAAGTTGATAGTGGCGATATGAGAGGGGTTATGGATCAGATACTTGGTCATGGTGCTCCTAAGGTAATGTAGCTATGATGAATACAGCAGGAAACATAGGTGCTTTATCAAATATACCTAAAGATATGCCACAGCAATCAATGTCACCACAAGGTGTGCAACAGGTTGGATTTAACAGTTTAAATGAATTGTTGATGGCTTTACCAGATGATTTTCCTTTAGATTCTGAAAATATTGAAAGAGCTATAAGAGAAATTGGTGGGGACAAAGGACAACAAGGCATATTAATTTATGAACTTGATGAATTAACAAAAAATCTTACAGAAGGAATGTAATGCCTTATAGCAAATATTCACCTAAACAAAAGAAACTAGCAGCACTTGCAGGGGATAAGAAAAAAATTACTGGTGCTGATTTAAAAAAAGCTAGGTTAAAAAAGAAAACAAAAACAAAAATGAAAAAGAAAAGGAAGGTATAATGGCACCTAAAACTGGACTTTATGCAAATATCCACAAAAAAAGAGCTAGAATCAAAAGACAAAAGGCAGCAGGTAAAACACCTGAGAAGATGAGGAAAGTTGGATCAAAAGGGGCACCAACAAAAAAGAATTTTAAACAAGCTGAAAAAACAGCTAAACCTATTAAGAAAAAGAAAAGGACAGTTTAATTATGGCTAAAGGTGTAAAACATTATTTTAAAACTGGCAAAGAGCATAAAGGTGCAACTCATAAAGATGCAAAAGGTAGAGTTATGTCTGGTAAAACTCATACAGCATCAAGCAAGTATTTAGTTCACAAAAAAGATTTATCTGCAAGAGCTAAGAAAGTTGCTAATGCCTAATGGCAACATTTAAAGGTAAAAGTGTTAGTTTAAATAAACCAAGATACATAGCAAAAGGTGAAACAAGCTATGGTAAGAAAAAATCTGTTGTTTATGTTAAAGATGGGGATAAGGTAAAAAGAGTAACATTTGGTGATCCAAAAATGAAAATAAAAAAATCATCACCAGCTAGAAGAAAAAGTTTTAGAGCAAGGCATAATTGTGATCAAGCTAAAGACAAAACAACTCCTAAATATTGGTCATGTAGGGCATGGTAAATGGCAAAAGCTAAAATAAAAAAAGTTGCAAATGCTGAAATAAGAGCAGCAAAAACATTCTTAAATAAAAAAGGACTGTCTACAGAAGAAATAAGTCCTAAGAAATTTGCTACAGCAGCCAAAAAATTAGACAAGGGTTTTCAAGAAACTTTGCAAATATTAGCAAGGGAGTTGTCTGGTGGTCAAGTTTAATGGCAGACCTAAGAAATAAAACTCAAAATTTACTGCAAAGTGCATTTTCCAATATGGGTATGTCTAATGAAAGATCATTAGAATTAGCACAAGATTTTGCTGGTAGACCTGAAGCAGATACAATACTAAAAAGTCTAGGTGTATTAGATTTTACCCCAGCTGGATTAGTGTTTGGGGCTCAAGATGCCTATAGAGATTTTGGTAAAGCAGAAACACCATCAGAATATGGTATGGCAACAGGTATGATGGCATTGTCTGGTTTAGAGGCT